GTTTTCCCTACTGATGCCAATGACGAACGCAAAAAACAGTCAATCGGTGCATTAAACAAACTGGGCATTGCCACGCAGGGCGAGATTTTGCCAATCACGCATGAAGATGATGAAGATAGCGTGTAGCAATCCCTAATCCACTTATCCAAAAGGAATATTTATGAGTACCATGAACTTATCAGACCTATTTACCCTTGCCGAGCTGACAAAAGCAATCAACACCCTGCCCACGCCAACAACCGTGCTTGGCGACAGCAAACTTTTTAAGGTGGAATCCACAAAACACCTGTATGCGGTGGTAGAAAATATCAATGGCAAATTGGTGTTAGTAGAAAACACCAGTCGTAATGCCGAACCAAGTGCCAAACAGCATGGCAAGCGAGTCCGCCGTGTGTTTGAAATCCCCCATTTGCCAAAGACGACTTCGCTTTTGCCTGATGAAATGGTGGTGGCAGGGTTTGGCGAAAGCAGTGAGCAAGACGAACAGTCAAAAGTACTAAACAATAAGCTACAAGAGCTAAAAAATGACATTGAAGCAACCAAAGAATACCACCGCATTGGGGCGATTAACGGTGTGATTTATGATGCAGACGGTACGAGTGTCATTTATGACTTGTACAAAGAATTTGGCGTAAAGCAAATCACGGTATCACTGGATTTAGACAATCCCAACGCTGACGTGCGTGGCAATATCATCAAAGCCAAACGCCAAGCCCAAAAGAAATTGGGTGGTGCGGTGGTCAAAGAATGGAAATGCTACTGCTCATCTGAAATGTTTGACAAGCTGACCGCTCACGCCAATGTACAAAAGGCTTATGCCAACTATGCCGAAGCGTCCGACAAATTGAGTGGCGACAAACGAGACGGTTTTGAATTTGGTGGCGTCAAATTCATTGAGTACGAAGTGGAGGTTATGGGAACAAATGGCAAGCTCATTCGCTACATCAAAGAGGGCGTGGGGCGACTCGTGCCTGTGGTGGATGGTTTGTTTAAAACTATCTACGCCCCTGCCAACTACAACGAAACCGTGGGTACGCTGGGTAAAGATATGTATGCCAAGATTGAGCCACGCAAAATGGGCAAGGGCTATGACGTAGAAGCTCAGTCTAATCCGTTATCGCTTTGTACTCAGCCCGATGCTCTGATTGAGCTGACGGCATAAGGGGGTTTTATGTATTGTACATTGGCACAGGTTAAAGGCTTAATTCCAAGCGATACGCTGGTGTCTTTAACCCAAGACGACCCAAACAAACAGACGGTCAATAACGAAGTGATTAAGACCATTATTGCCAATATAGGTGAGCGTATCAATGCTCACCTACGTGGACGGTATGCCTTACCGCTTGCCGAGAAGTCCGACTTACTAGAAAGCATCAGTCTTGATTTGGTGCGTTATGCCTTGTACTTACGCCGTCCTGACGGTGGGGATTTGCCCAGTGCGGTGGTATTGGCTTATAAGACCGCCAACGATGACTTAGAAAAGTTACAAAAAGGAGATTTAAGTCTCGGTATTCAAAGCACACAAAAACCCCAACCGAACCAAGTGTGGCTGGTCAAAGTACCAAAGCGTAGGTTTGATTTATCGTAAATGGCTTGTGCCAAGATAGAATAAATAGCAATTTATTTTATCAGAATATCTAGGACTTTTCAAGATGTCTAAAACTCAAGCCATTATTGATGATTATATTACAAGGCTAAAAGAGCATATCAGCGATTTGGCAATCAGCGAAATGCCCGACAGCCCAAGCAGTTACGCTTTAAAGCACCCACAGGGCGAAATATTGGTGCAGTATGTGGGCAGTGAGTTTGCCGAGCCTGACTTATCAGGCGGTAATTACCCCAATGCCCCATTGCTTGACCGCCCCCAAAGACGGCGGATAAACATACAGCTTACACTGGTTATCAAGTCGTTAAGAAGTGCCAACAGCACCACCGCACGCCTTGATGATATTAGAAATAGCCTTAAAAAGTTTCGCCCCACTGACTGCTTGACTCAAGTGTATTTTGTGGCAGAAAGTTTTATCAGCGAAACACAGGGCATTTGGCAATACGGCATAAAAACAGCCGTTGAACTCTGGGAAATTTAACATGACCAATCTAACACCGATTAAGATAACACTTTTAAAAGCCCACACCCACGCAGGGCAAATTTATGAAGTCAATGATACATTGACTGTAAGCCAAACAACGGCAGATTGGCTTATCACACACGGCATCGCCGAGCCTTTAAAATCTGAAAAATCAGACGATAAAGCCGACACTGCCAAAAAGTTAAAAACCACCGACAAAGAGCAGGAGTAATTTATGACAACCGTTCGTAAAGATTTTAGCCGTCAAGGGGCGATTTATATCGCTAAGACATTAGGGGACGGCAAACGTGGCGATGCTCGCTGGATTGGCGATACAGGCACGGCATCAATCAGTATCAACGAAGAGCAAGAAACTCGCAAAGAAAACTATTCAGGTCAGCGTGGTACTTCGGTGGTCATTCGCACAGGCTTGGAGATTAGCATTGAGCTAAATATTCGCTATGCTGATGCCGAAAACCTAGCTTTTGGACTGCATGGCAAAACCAAAACGGTGGCAGGTAGCTCTGTTACAGATGAGACCTTTCCCCAAACAGAAGCTGGGCGAGTGGTACTACTAGAACATGGTAATGTGTCCGACCTTGTCATTACCGACAATGGCGGTCAAACCCTAAGCAAAGACACGCATTATCGCATTCGCTCAGAAAAAGGCGGTGTGATTGAGTTTTTGGATTTGGCATCATTTACCCAGCCACTTAAAGCCAACTATACCTATGGCGGTAGCAAAAACTTGTCGGTGCTGACACAAAAGGCTGAACCTGTCTATTTCTTTATGGACGGCATCAACACGGTGGACGGCAGTCGTGAGCGTATTCATCTGTACAAGGTGGAATTTGCCCCACTTGCCAGTCTCGGTTTGATTGATGAAAGTTTGGGCGAAATTACCTTGCAGGGCAAATGTCTGCTTGATAGTGTCTATCAACAAGACCCTGATTTGGGTGGTTATGGTAAGATTGAGTTATTGGATTGATGACCCAAAGCCAAAAGCGAATTTGAGTTCGCTTTTGGTAGTCTAACCCAAATCCGACAATTTGTCGCTTTTGACTTAAATTTAATCAAAAGTCCCATTTTGGGACATTTACCCCAAAAAAAGAGCAGTAAAATGGCAAAAACCCTAACCGATGATGAATTGGCACAATTAGAACGCCAAGAACAAGCCCAAAATCAACCCCAAAGCCAAAATGATGAGCTTGCCCAAGAGCTTGACATTTTATTTCCCAACCAGTCCCTGATGATTGGGGATAAAACCATCAAAATCAAAGAATATGCCTTTGTAGAGTGGCTGGGCTTACGCCAAACTTACGCCCCATTTATTTCCAAATTTACCACATTGATGACTGCCAATGACGATGTACTGGTGGACGATGTTTTAGCATTTTTGAAGATGAATTTGCTGATTTAAAAGGCTTATTATTGGCAAGCATTGATGAGCCTGCCGAATTTCTTGACAGCTTGACCTTGACCGAAATGGAAAGTCTCATGCTTGGCTGGTGGCAGGTCAATAAGCATTTTTTTTATGAAAAGCGTGGTGCGAGCCGTCCGCAAAAACCAAACCAAAAGCCAATTGGGTGGGGTGTGATTATCCAAACGCTGATTGCCAATGGGCATCATTTTGGGGCGATTGGTGGCTACACAGAGCGACAAATTGAGCTGTTTTATCACACCATTGTTAAAAGTCAGCACGCCCAAAAAGCCGATATCATTGAAGCGATTAATCTTGGCTTTAATGGCGGTAAAGAAACCACGCAGTATTTAAAAGATTTGAGAAATGGGGCTTTTTAGCCCTATTTTTATAGGAAAATAATTATGGCAAATAACAACCTAGAACTGGCGTTACGCATTCGTACCGATGTTGCCCAAGCGGTCAGTCAATTAAACAGTTTGCAGAGCAATATCACACAAATAGGACAAGCGACCAGCACCGCCCAAAAACAATCTGCCCAAGCAACAAACCAAGCCACACAAGCAATCAACCGCACTGCTTCCGCCCTAGAAAATGCGTCTGATAGTCTTGATTTAGGCAGTAGCATTCGCCAAGCCCAAAGACTTGGGCAAGCAATGGAAGACACCGCCCAAGCGACACAAAATAACATCACCATTAACGAGCAAATGGAGCAGTCGCTCCGCTCACTGACACCCCATTTTTTGAGTTTGATTGGGCTGTCGGGCGGGCTTTTGACTGCTAGTCTAAACGCTCTTGAAAAGTCAGCACAGCTTAAAAACCTATCTAACATTTCAGGCATGAATGTGGAGCAGTTTCAGTATTATGTGGCAGGGGCAAAATCAGTCGGTATAGAAATGGACAAATTGTCCGATATTTTTAAAGACACCAGAGACAAGGTGGGCGACTTTTTGACAACGGACGGTGGCGAACTCCAAGACTTTTTTGAACAAATCGCCCCACAGGTGGGCGTAACGGCGGAGCAGTTTCGTCATCTCAGCGGTGCAGACGCTCTGCAACTGTATGTAAACAGTTTGCGTGAAGCCAATGTTTCCGAAAACGAAATGATTTTTTATATGGAGTCTATCGCTGATGAGGCATCGGCACTTTTACCGCTTTTAAACGAAGGGGGCGAAGGCTTTCGTAAGTATGGCGAACAGGCACAAAGGGCAGGAGCGATTTTAAGCCAAACAGCGGTCAATGACGCACTCAAAGCCAAATCTGCCATTAGCGAATTTAGCAATGAAATGCAGGGCGTGGGCAATCGCATTGTGGTTAATCTGATTCCTGCTTTGCAATTTGTCAGTCAGCACCTTGACGCACTTGTCAAAGCAGGGATTATTGTGGCGAGCGTGTTTGCAGGGCGTATGACGGCAAGCCTTGTGGCGACAACGGTGGCATTTATTGCAGGGCAAGCCGAAGCCATGCGTTATCAAATGGCACTCGCTCGCATGGCAGACGTATCGGCACTCACTGCCACACGACTAAATGCTCTGGCAATGACATCACGGCTTTTGACTGCCAGTGGGGGTTTTATTGGACTTGGTGTGGCGGTGGCAAGTACCATCGCTGGCTTTTTATTGATGAGAAAATCATCGGACGATGTAGCAACAAGCCTTGACGACCAACGAAAATCGGTGGCTGAGTTAAAAGCGGAATACAGTCAGCTTTCTGAAATTCAAAAACGTGTTAAATATGGCGAACAACTAGACAAAATCAACGAACTTGCCAAAGTCTATCACAAGCAATCCGATGCCCTAGAAGATGTGATATTAGACAGCAAGGGATTTTATAGGGCTAGTATTGAACAGCAAGACCAGATATATGCCCTCGTCCAAGCCTATAAAAACGGCTCGTTATCTGCCGAGCAACTCGCCAATGAGCTTAACAAATTAGGCTTTGTCAGCGATGAGTTAAAGCGTAGAATTGATAAACAAGCCACCGCCACCGCCCTTGCCAAAAACGAGCTGGACAATGCCAATGATGTATTATCCGCCTATCAAGGTAAAGCTATTTCAGCTACATCTGCCACCAACGGACTGTCTAGTGGGCTTGACAATGTTGGCAGATCCGCCGAAAAAAACCACCGCCAAGATTGGCGAATTGTCCAAGCAGTACAAGGATTTAATGGAGCAGACCAAAAAAGATATTTTTGAGCTTGAAATGACCAATGCTCTTATTCAAAAACACGGGTTTGAGCCAGAACGAGCGAGTGCCATTGCCAAAGCAAGAAGTGCCAAAGGGTCGGACTTAACCAAAGACGACATTGCCTTGATTGACAGACATTTGTCCGCCCAAAACAAACATGCCGAATTAACCAAAAAAGACGAACCCAGCACCACAAGTGCCAAAAAATCTACCGCCCCTCGAGTAGTGGGCATTGTGGGCGATACAGGCATTGGAGCGACACACCTAGACATTCGCCGTGCGGACGGCAAAAAGCCTACCCAGTCCGACCTTGACCACTTTCGGGCAGGGGGCAAAAAGCTGACCGATTATCGCATGACATCAGGCTATGGTCATCGCAATATCAATGTGGAAGGTGCGTCCAAATTTCATAAAGGGCTTGATTTTGCCATTGCGAAGGGTACGGAAGTAACCGCTACCGTCCCTGTCAAAGATGTTAAAAAATGGTATGATAAAAAAGGTGGCTGGGTTAGCGAAGTCATGTTTGAAGATGATTTGGTGATGAAGCTATTACACCAAGACCCGTCCATGCAAAAGAAAGTCATGGGTGGGTCAAGTGGCTCATCATCAAGCGGTACATCAAAAGTTGAAAATGAGAAAAAATACAACCATACAAAAGATGAGATTATTGCATTAAAGCGTGTGCAGGGGCTTATTTATGGCAACTCTGGCTTGGCAGACTTGGCAAGAAAACATGGTGTGCCAGCAGAGCTTTTGGCAGGTTTAATGATGCAAGAGTCAAAGGGGTTACAGTATGCTAAAAGCCCAACGGGGGCATTGGGCTACTTTCAGACAACCAGCTCTTATCGCACAGACATGAAAATGTCAAAAGAAGACAGTTTTGATTTGAAAAAATCAGGAGCAAAAGCCATTGAGTTTTTGGCAAAATCTTATGAACAGTTCGGTAACTGGGAAGATGCCATTCGTTCCTATAATGCAGGGCGTGGCGGTGCGTCTCAGTTTGCTCGTACAGGCAGGGTTAAAGGTAGTGAAGCTCGCAACCGTGAAGTGCGTGAATACGTCCCAAAAATCGCAAAGTGGTCAGCATGGTTTGGGGGCGATGAAGCATTAGACCGTGATCATGATGCACGCCAAAATCTTGCTTATATCCAAGCCCAAAACGACATCATCAAAGAACAAGAGCAAAAAGCCAAAGAAGAAGCCGAAAAGCGATCCGAGCTAGAATATTACTATGCCAGTGAACCTATTAAACTCAGAACTGACTATGAAAAGCAGGTGGCAGACATTAAGTCGGCAGGGTTTGAGCCAGCCCAAGAAACCGAGCTTTTGCAAAAGGCGGAGCAAGAGTACCAAGATAAGCTGACCCATCGCCCTGAAATTTTGGAGCGAGCATTGGGAGCGGTTAAACAGCTTGAACAAGACTTTTTGGGGGCGACAGTCAGTGAGCATGAAAAAACCATGCATGACATAGAGCATAAATACGATGACTTGCTTGCCGACATCAACGCCTTAAAAGAGCTTGCCATTGACTCTGTGCATTTGGCAGAGCTGACCGATGCCGAGCGTAAAATTCGGCTTATCATTGACAAAGAGAAGCTAAAAGCCGAATATAACAATGCAATGGCGGAGCTTGATAAAATGCAAGCAAGCAAACAACAACAGCTTGATATTCTACAACAACGCTACGATAACACCAACATGACCGCCCACGAATTTGCCACCCAAAAACAAGTCATTGACACAGAAATAAACCCCCAATTACAAACAATGGCGACTTATGCCCAACTACTCGCCCAAAGTCTAGGCGATGCCTTTTCGGTGGAAAAATTGGGACTGTTTATTGACGGCTTAAACCAAGCCCAAAGCAGTTTTCAGCAGTTTTTACCAACGGCTGAACAGCTTAACGACCGCATTACCAACGGACTAACAGACGCATTTTTTGCTTTTGCGGACGGCACAAAGTCGGCTGAACAGGCTTTCCGTGAATTTGCGTCCAGCTTTTTTAGAGAAATCGCCCAAATGATTTTAAAACAGATGATTTTTAATGCCATTTCAACCGCAGGTAAGGCAGGTGGTGGTGGCTGGGGTGGAATGGTGGCTGGCGTGCTTGGCTCGGCTTTTGGCGGTAAAGGCTATGCAACAGGTGGCTACACAGGCAAAGGCGGAAAATACGAGCCAGCAGGTATTGTTCATAGAGATGAATTTGTTATCCGAAAAGAGATGACCAACCAAGTAGGGGCAAAAGAATTTTTGGCACAATTTAACCGCTATGGCATGAATGCCATTAAAGGCTTGCAGGGCTATTCAAGTGGGGGATTGGTGGGGGCAAGTATGCCACAAATCTTTGCTCCAAACATCCAAGCACCAAAGCTGTCTAGCCCCAGCGAAAAAATTGCCCAATCCACCAGTCTAAACAATCAGCAAAATTTTTACCTTGTAGATGACCCGAGCCGAATTTTGGATACGCTAAGTTCATCACAAGGGCAAGAAAATTTGGTGGTAATGATGAGCCGTGACCCTGAAAAGTTTAAAACCGCCCTGCGGTTGTAAACGGACTATAAAATAGCTTTAAAATGGGTTAAAAGACCGCCCAAAAAACTTAGGTTATGATAGCCTAAGTTTTTTTATGATTAAAAATAGGTCAATCAAAATGCCCCACGACATCGGTTTTGTTACTGCCCAAAATGGTAAACCTGCCCATTATCAAATGCTTCAAAAAATCAAAGACTTGGTTTTACGGTCAGGCGATTGGCAGTTATTGCGAGAAGACATCAGTACCGACAATCACGAAATTATTTTAAAGGGGCGTGGGTATAGTCAAAAAGAAGAAATTTTTGTTGGCGTACGCACTTATCAAAATGTCAATGCCGATTATTATAATCTGGCGGTGGCGACTTTTACAGGTTTTGTACCGTCCAACCTTTTTGATAATCAACCGTCCGCCAAACTCTCTGGCGTGCCAGCTCATAATCAACGCATTGATTATTGGCTGACTGTCAATCCCCAACGCATAGCGTGCTGTATGAAAGTGGGTACGCCTGTTTATGAACATTTCTACATTGGCAAATTTTTGCCCTATGCTCGCCCCAGTCAATACCCTTATCCTGTGGTGTGTGCAGGAATACTAAATGGCACGCCTGCCACTCGCTTTTCGGAGACCAACCACAGTTTCCCTTATAAAGGCAACCGCAAAAATTTGGCAATGCGGTTTAACACAGGGGTTTATCTAAATGTAGAGTGCTATCCGTATAACTCATCACCCCTAACGAGTTCATACCAGTTAAGAGATACCAATGGCGTGTATCCACTTATGCCGATTATTTTAACTGACAATAATGGCATTTATGGCGAGTTTGACGGCGTGCGATTTGTCAGTGGTTTTGACAACGTAACCGAAAATATGTGTGGCGATGACTGGGTGGTGCTACAAGACGTGGGGCGGACGGGCTTTAACGACTACATCGCACTAAGACTAGATAAATAAGGGGTAAAAATGGCGTACTATACAGGTCAAGCAAACAGCTATCGGCAACTGGCGGACATTTTGGTGGAAAAATGCCAAGCTCATGGGTGGGCATGGCAACAGGGTATTTTGAATAAAGATGATTTATTTATAAAAATCTCAGTGCAAGAAAGTTCTATGTCAAATCAAGGTATTATTATAACAGGTGGCACAGGTCAGCAAGGTGCAACACTGGTCAATGCGAGTGCAACATCGGTGAGAATGGGCAGTCCACACGTTTCTGATATGCTGATTAAATTTCCTGTGTTGTTTCATTTGTTTGTCTTTGAAAAAGAGATATATTTAATTGCAAAATCCGACCATGACAAATATTATTATCTGGCATTTGGTGGCTCTGAGCTGGTCAATCAAGCTCAGGCAAATGGACTATGGCTATCAGCAACAGCGTGTTACCACGGATACTGGAGCCAATCTATAAGTATTTATGAAAAAATGGTGGTGCTGGCGGTAGTGGCAACCCTTCTGCGGTTGCTCCGTTTTGGAATAGGAGTAGGTTTAGTGAAAATTGGTCAAATGCTGTGATTTGTCATGGGCTAGACGATACACTTTGGTCATCTGGCAGTAGCATCGCTTATGCTACGTTTGAGCCACTCATCAGTCGTCTGCCCACTACTCATTTTGCTGATAGTCCATTGTTGCCGTACAACATCTATCTACAACGCCCAGAAAACAAACTTAGTCTTATCGCTCAGTTTGACAACGCTCGTTTTTTACGCATTGACAACCACGAACCCGAGCAAATCATTACATTAGGGCATGAGCATTGGATTGTATTTCCTTTTTTTAAAAAAGACATTACCAATAAAGACAGAGGTTGTGCAAATCATTCAGGCACATTTGGCTGGGCAATACGTTACGAGGGTTAAGGCTAAATGGCAATCATACAATACAGCGTAACGCAATCAGGATTTTTGCTTGATAATCAGTATCTAAGTCAAGACTTAAATGGCTTGACTGGCGAGCTGTGGCATCCATTTTCTAACGCCCAAAACAACCGTGTGTCTGACGGTTTGGCGTACCGTTTAACCAATCATCTGTCCGTTACCACCGCTCCACGCACGATAAAGCATATCATCGCAAAAAGCTATGTGGACGATTTTTATCATCGTATCCACATTGACAACTTGCAAGTGGATTTGGGTGTGGTGGCAAGTAAGCAGGTCATCAATTTTGCCCTTTGGAATGCCTATTTTGAGCCGTTGGACTTTACACGCATTGACGGCTTGGCAGTGGGGTCTTATTTTGCCGATACCGATTTACCACCACTGATTTTTGAAGCATTGCAGGAGCGTACTTGGCAACTGCATATTTTGCCAGACGGCGATGCCCGTTTACATCTTGATTTGGCGTGGCGATTTATCGGAAAACGCACCAAAAACGCTTATCAAGCAGCCAATCAGTTAAGAGGTCAGCGTGTCATTGGTTTTGCGTGGGGTATTGATTGGGATAAGGGGGTGTCAGAGAGCTTGGCGTGGCACACGGATATTTTGCAATCCCAAACAGGACATGAGCAACGCCGTAGTTTACGCCTTGCTCCACGTTTGACACTTGAGGCAGGGCTGTTGTTACACGAACATGAACGCACTTTATTTGATTTGGCGATGAGTGCTTGGGCGAGCAAAAATTTTGTCGTGCCCGTGTGGTTTTATCAAGCCTATGTAACCGACCCAATCGCCAAAAATAGCCGAGTCATCAGTACCGACACCACCCATATTCCTTATGCCAATTTTCAATACGTCATGCTGATTAAAGACGCATTTAGCTACGAAGTGAGCGAAGTGCAAACTGTCAATGCAGGGCAGATTACCCTAAAACGACCTTTACAAAACGACTGGGGGTGTGGCACACAGCTATTTCCTGCGGTGTCTGCGTTTATCAAGGCTCAACCCAAACTTATCAAAAGAAGCAGTCAAATCATGCGAACAGTGGTCAGTTTGCAAGCATTGGATGGTGTAAATCTGCCAACGACAGCCAAGACCGATGAGTTTTTGGGTTATCCTGTACTGCATTTGCCACCCAATGACGTGGACGACTTGACACACAGTTATGAACGCTTACAGCAACAACTTGACAATTTGTCAGGTCGCCCTTTGCTTGTGGATAGTGCCAATGCCAGTTTTTCACTCTATCAATATCGCTGGTTTTTGGCAGGAGCTGAACAGCACCAAGAATTTTATGCGTGGCTTCATCTATTGAACGGACGGCAAAAAGCGGTGTGGCTACCGACTTTTAGCGATGATTTGCAACTTGTCAATGCCATATTATCAGGCAAACGTTTTGACGTGGCAAACTGTGGCTATACCAAGTTTGGGCAAGCACAAAACGGACGACAATACATTTATATTGAGTTGCATGGTGGTGAGCGGTTGTATCGCAAAATCATATCATCGCAGGAGCTTGGGGCGACAGAACGCTTAACTGTTGATGAGCCATTTTTAAATAATATTGCCACAAACCAAGTCAAACGCATTAGCTTTATGAGCCTTTGCCGTCTTAACAGCGACACCGTCAATATCGTGCATCACAATGACATACAAGGGCTATCAACGGCAGAGATGACTTTTAGGGGCATTGTTGAATAAAGAGCGTAAGAAAATGAGCTTTTATAATTTTGAAACTTCGCTACAAAACGCCCAGCCCATTCGCCTATACCAGTTCCAGCGTGGGGCGTTACGCTGGGGCTATACTTCGGCTGACCGTGATGTGCGGTTTAATAATACGACTTTCGTGTCGCTTTTGGGTGGAATTAAAGATGATGGTATTAGGCAAACGCAGGACAGTGGGGCGGATTTATTGACTTTAACCGTTCCTGCCAGTTCGGATTTGGCTTTGATGTACCGCCATTTTGCCCCTGCTCAGGCGGTCAATTTGACGATTTTTGATTTGCATTATCCAGAACTCACAAGCACCGAACAAGGGGCGTATTTGGCAGTTTGGAAAGGCTTTGTGGTGGGTGTGAAATTTGTGGGTGACTTTACCGCCCAAGTGCAATGCCAAAATTTATCCATATCGCTTGAACGCACAGGACTTCGTAAAACTTGGAGCAAGCTGTGTTGTCATCAACTCTATGGCAAGGGGTGCAACCTAGACAGACAGGCATTTATGAGTGAAGTGACGGTCGTGGCGGTGGACAGTTTGGGCATTGAAGTAGCGTTGCCAAGTGATAAATCGGCAGACGACTATTTTACAGGCGGTTATGTACAATGGTCGTCCGAGTACGGCATTGAACAACGGGGCATAGAACGGCAACTTGGGGGCAGATTGCAACTGTTTGGCGGTGTACAAGGCTTGGCGGTTGGGCAAACGGTCAAAGTCTTTGCAGGGTGCAACCGCACTTTTAACACCTGTATCCATAAATTTGCCAATTCGGACAATTATGGCGGTAGTCCGCATATGCCCCATAAATCGCCCTTTGACGGCACGCCAATTTTTTAGGAGTATAAAATAATGTGGGTACAAGTTGCTTTATTTGTCGCATCGCTGGTCATCAGCTATCTACTACAACCCAAGCCACCCCAAGCCAAACCGTCTGCTTTTGATGACATTAAATTTCCTACGATTGATGATGGCACGCCACGCATTGTCGTGTTTGGTGATGTGTGGATAACTGATTGGTGTGTGATTGGGGCAGGTAATTATCGCACCAGTCCGATTGTCAAAAAGCAAAAAGGGCTGTTCGGCTCAAAACGCCAAACGGTGGGGCATCGCTATTTGATATCGCTTCACATGGGGCTGTGCATGGCAATGGATGAGCTTTTGCAAATCAAAGTTGGCGACCGTGTGGCATGGCAAGGGGTTAGCGATAGTGCTAATGAAAGCCATGTCCGCATTCACGAGCCTTATCTGTTCGGTGGCGATGACAAGGAGGGTGGCATTGACGGCACGCTCATCATTATGAAAGGGGCAAGCGACCAACAGCCATTACCACAATTGCAACGTATGTATAACAGTCCAGTCCCTGCCTATCGTGGAGTGGTAACGTTCTTTTTTGACGGCATGGTGTGTTCGGGCTCGCCTTATCCAAAGGCGTGGGCGTTTCGTGTTCGCCGTACGACTTGCGAATGGTATAATGAGAAAGCAACAATTTGGCTGAACGATGACAAAGGTGGGCAAATTAAGGCGATGAACCCTGCCCACATCATTTTTGAAGCCCAAACCAATGAAGATTGGGGGCGTGGTACGGATATTGGACAGCTTGACTTGGATAGTTTTAAAGAGTGTGCTGATATTTTGTACGATGAGAAATTTGGAATGTGCATTGCGTGGAAAAGACAAGACACCTTAAAACAATTTATCCAGCAAATCCTTGACCCATTGGCGGTGCGTTGATGATTGACCGCACCACAGGGCTTTGGAAACTCGTACTCATTCGTGAAAGCGACAAGCCTGAAACCTTGCCCAGTTTTGACTATGGCACAGGTATGCTCCGCATAGAAGAAGACAACAACTCGTCCAATGAGCTGATTACCAATCAGCTGGTCGTCAGCTATACAGACCCTGTTTCTAACGAAACTCGCACCGTTCGCACCGAGAATCTTGCCAGCATTCAGCGAGACGGCATAATTTTACAAAACAAAACCTATGTCGGACTGCCAACGAGCGATTTGGCAGGGCGTGTCGCCAGTCGTGATATGAAAATTACCCAATCGCACCTTAAAAAGTTTAAAATCGTGTTGGACAGACGAGCCTATGCCCTGCAACCAGCCAGTGCTTTTGTACTCAAAATCCCCCAAAGGGGCATTGACAGTATGATGATGCGTGCGGTGCGTGTAGAACATGGCACGCTGACCAATGGCGAAATCACGGTAACCGCCGTCCAAGATGTGTTTGGTTTGCCACGCACCACTTATAGCCAAGTTCAGCTAAGCCTATGGATACAGCCAAGCCTTAGCCCAGAACCGATTGTCAATGCACGGCTTTGGCAGTTGCCTTATCCGCATTTATTGGAAGTATTTAGCCCTGAACAGCTCGCCCTAAATTTGGATGGCTATGCCCTTGTGCTGGCAGAACGCCCCAATTCTTTGCAACAAGGCTTTGAAATGTGGGCAAAAACCACAGGCGAGCCAAGCGAGCAGTACGCAGGGCAAGGGCAATTTGTCAGTCGTGGTATGGTGCAAAATGCGGTTCGTCAGACCAGTCAAATTACCACGCTAACCCTTGATACTATTGGCGTGATGAGTATTGGACAATGTGCCTTGTTGAATGATGAAATCGTACAAATCCAAGCCATTAATTTTGACAACCGCCAAATCAGCGTTAAACGGGGCTGTATGGACACCGTGCCAACCGCCCACGATGAAAATTCAGCGATTTGGTTTTATGACGATGTGGCGTTGGTGGCAGAAAAGGCGGTCAAGGTAGGGCAAACGCTGACAGTTAAACTACTGTCGCAAACTTCACAAGGCACGCTGGATTTATCAAAAGCGACCGCAAATTCGCTTTTGATTGACAACCGCCACGCTCGCCCCTTTGCCCCTGCCAATGTGCAAATCAATGGGCTGTCTTACCCTAATCAAATCCAAGCTCTAAACAAAATCTCGTGGGTAGGACGCAACAAAATCAGCCAAAACACCGCCATTTTAGACCAAAACGCCCCCCACCAGAGTGTAGAAACAGGGACAACGGTCAGTCTAATTATCTCAAAGAAAACATCTGCCAATGGCTCATATCAAAGGGTGGTGCAAAAGAGCGGTATCACAGGCTTTTCATTGGATATTGTTGCTGATAATCCAAGTAATGATGAGACAAAATTGGTGGTAAATTTGGACAATGCGGTGATGATAAAAGTGGAACTTTGGGCGGTTAGAGACGGACTGACAAGCTGGCAACGGCACAGCATAGAAGTGGCGGTGGGCTAATCTTAATCTTTAAAATGGGTTAAAAGACCATTTGAAAAATGGCAGGTAGAATAGGCGACTTTCAAAACTTGAAAAAGAAAACTGGGGACGGTGCATTGGTGGAACAATACACCGACCTTCCGACAAGCAAGCTGTCAAAAGCAAGCCCAGCCGTTGTGTACACAACGCTGATTATTCTATCAAAAATGCAATGCCATTGCAAAATTTAAATAGGTTATTTATGAACTTTATCGCTTGTCAATCTTGCCACAAAAAGTTACTTAAAATCGCAAACTTTGACCGTTTGCAGGTCAAATGTCCAAGATGTAAGGCAATCAACAATTATCAAGCTACTTTAAGCCAAAATCCCTTGAACGCCATCAGCGTCCTGCCAGAAGTCCACGAGACTCCCAAAAATGGAGAAACTTGTGGCGAAATCCAATCAGCACAATAAACCCCACAGCACCGCCCCTTTGCCCTTTATCGGGCAAAAACGGCAAATTATTCAAGCCTTTCGCAATACCCTTGACCGCATTATTCCAAATGACGGTCAAGGGTGGACGGTGGTGGATGTGTTTGGTGGCAGTGGCTTACTTGCCCACAACGCCAAACATCTAAAACAGAAGGCAAGGGTCATCTATAATGACTTTGACAATTTTAGCCAAAGACTTTATCATATCCACGACACCAACCGCTTGCGTAGGCAACTTTACGAAATTTTAGAGCCGTTGCCACGAGCCAAACGCATTGACGAACCTACCAAGCAAAAGTTGCTGGAAATTATCCAAAACTTTGACGGCTTTGTGGACTGCCATAGCGTTTCTACTGCTGTGATAGACTACACTTATAATAACAAGGGCAAAATGATGACTGCACAAGCCTATACCGTCCATACAGACCAACTTGGCACACCCAAGAAAATCACAGACCAAAATAATCAAATTGTTCGGCAAGCAGATTATGAAGACTTTGGTAAAGCCACCATTGCTACCAAAGACAACTTTCGATTTAACCTACGCCTTGCAGGGCAATATTATGATAGCGAAACAGGGTATCATTATAATGCCCATAGATACTATAATCCGGAGACAGGCAGATATCTAACTGCTGACCCCTTAGGGCTAAGCGGTGGATTAAACAGCTATGTCTATGCCAATCACGAGCCTTGGAAGTATGTGGATGTGTTGGGGTTGGTTACATTGCAACAAGCAAGAAATGAATTGGAGAGTAAAGGTGTTCCAAAAAAGGGTGAGAAAGTTATAGGTAGGGGCAGTTATAATATTGGAGAAATCAGACTTCAATGTTACTCTGATGAGCAAGTCTTTAATAAATGGCTAGAAATGGAAAGAAGTGATATATCTTGGTTGAATGAGCTAAATGACAGGAAGTGTCCTGCGACATTAAATGAAGTTAGAGCAAATCCTAGTATGTGGGGAGATGCCTTAAAGGTTCATTCTAGCATAGCAACTGCTTGGTATTTTCATCGTGGTTCAGTATGGGATGTTCGTTCTAAACCAACCAAGGGCGGACATACCAATCAATGTACCTATGATATTGATCGCAATCTGATTAGATTTCAAAGACCTGCTGCTAGTACTGCTGATTATAAGGAGTGTCGTTTCCCTATTTTTGATTGTAAAGAACACAAGGAACACGATGTAGATCCTTATTCATTGGCAGTAAAGCTAGGTAGAATGGATGACTATTACTCTGTTAGACCAACCATTTATTGATTAGGCAAAACAATGAAAAATATTATCATTTTATTAATATTGAGTTTTATACTTCCGATGGCTGTTATGAAAATATTTGGTTATAATATTTCTGAATATTACTTTGAATTTTTGAGTAGGGGTTATATATTTTCTTTCATGTGTTTTTTTCTTGGTGGAATTTTTGGTTATATTTTTAATATACATAAACTAAAGGAGGGTGATAGTCATCTTCGGTATATTATGTCACAAATATATTTTTCTTTATTTTTTTATTTAATAATTTTATTTTATAATATGATCTTAGCGTCTGCATAGTTAAATTTATATCTGTTATTAGCTGAATGATAGAAAAAACAATAAAAATACAGTATGGGAGGAGCCAAGTGATAGTCGTACAGTAAAAATCCTTCATAAAGGAGCAACTTGGGAAGTTCGCTCAAAACCCACTAGGAGCTCTCACTCCAACCAATGTACTTATGATAAAAAAGGTAGGTTAATGACAACCATTCCTGCTGCTGGTAGCGCCGACTTCAAAGCCTGCACAAATATAGCGACTTGCTGGTGGCAGGATGATGAACCACACTACGCCCACGATGTCAAGCCATTCGAATTGGCGCAGAAACTGAGAAGGGTAAAAGATTACTATTCTGTTAGACCGTTAATCTACTAA